ACTGTTTCGCCGGATGCTGGCCTAAAATCGCTTGTCGAGTAATGTGCATCCGAGGCATTGCCGGTATTAAATTTAAATAGAACTGTGCCGCCGCTCGATACTCCAGCACCGGTCACTATGTAATGCGTATCTTTTGTTTTTACAGTTTCCGTACCAGCGCTTGACCGGATAATAACTGTCAGATCTCCCTCTGCAAATATAGGAAAATCATAAGCAAAAGAATGAGTCGATCCGTCTCCCGAATATGACTTCGAGATTGTTGTAGTGCTAATTGTCATAATTTACCTCGTTAGATTGTCAAATCTTGGGCCGCGTTGTGGCTCCGTCCTTCCTGGCCTCCACCAATAGGAATTTCCGTATAACTTTTTCTGACGTTTTTCTAAGCGTCGTCGCTTTGCTTTTATCTTAGGATCTGTCATTGTAGACAGCTGATCCCAAACTAATCGCTCCATAGCTAGCCGGCCATACCATAGTGATGCACCAGGAATATATCGCTTTGTAAAATTTACGGCCTCCGCTGCAAAGTTTGTGTCCTCGCCCTGGGCCAGCTGCAACACGTTACCGACAGTCAAATTATTTAGATCATTAGCAAAACCTACCACCGGCCCAGCAATCGCTGTTGCTAATCCCTGGCCAAAACGATTGACGTTAGAGAATAGAAAGTCACCATACAATCCAAATCCACCGGATGCCATAAGCGCATGGCCCCAAAACTTAGGATCGTCCATTGGTCTAGGATCCCGGCCTTTTGCTAGTTCTTTCATTTGTATACCAAAAGCTGCCAACACTGTGCCGGCAATAATAAACTGTGCCAGGTATCCAGCTTTTTTATTGTTCTTTAATTCTGCGACACCACGAAACAAATGCGTATTCATAATCGTGACACCGAAATTTTTATACATAGCAAAAGATCGTAAGATCTCACCGCCTATTTCGCCTGGCTGCGTATTACCTAATAACACTCCTCGAGAACGTAGCGATCCAGTAGGAACAGCAAATTCAGTTTCCGTATTAATCATTTCTAATATTCGTGTGCCTAGTCGCTCTGCCTCGCCAGCATCAATATCAGTACGCTCTATCAGCTTTTGTACGTCAAAAAATGTTGCTCCCTCATACTCCAGCAATTCTGTCTGACGTATAACTTCCCAATCTGCCGGCCTAAATCCATAGCGCTCTAACGCACCGCGTACACCCTTGTCTAGCTGTGTAAAAGGTTTATCAACACTATCGGCAAGTGTGCCTAAAAACTGCTGACCAAAGGCCCATCGGCCAGCTTGCGTCCAGGGCGAGAGTAAAGATCCGCGCATTACCAAGTCACTTATACGTCGTGTGATCTCCGGCCCACTGATCTCGCCTATATACCGCATTTGTGCCGAGGCGATTGTTGTCCAGTGATCCGCAATCAATCCTAATCGTGTTGCGAGTTTACCTCTGTCCTTTGCTTTCATCGGACTCATAAACTTTATCACCTGGTTGAGAGTGCTTACCTGGGGCAAACCATTAAATTTTCGTGCAAGCGATTGGCTATTAAGATCTGTGATAGCTGTAAAAAATGTTGCTCCTAACTGTGCAGCTGTAAGAATATTTCGTAATCCAGCAAAGCCGTTTGCAAAAACTCCGCTTATTGGTGCATTTAGTGTTCCCATATGCGCCCGGTACAATGTATCCATTTTTGCCGACGCTCTGTTTGCTCTGCTTTCTCCCTCGCCAGTTTCGGCTACACGTTTTCGCAGCGCTGTTTTTATTGCGTTTATAGTTGTGACCGGGTTTGGCCCAAGCACTTCCATCATAGCGATATCGCGTGATAACGACGTAATATGTGTAATCATCGTATCGAAAGCATTGACGTTGCCAAACTCTTGCTGGTACTCAAGCCAGCTATCGCCGTTCTTAAATTTTAGAAATCTATGATCTTGTCGTCGATTGGCCATAGACCGGCCTTGCATTGCACCACCAGGCTTAACTTTGTTTAATCCATCTTGCGTTATAGTTGTATATACATCGTTAAGAACAATACGTAACCGGGCCTCGTTAAAAGCTAAACCAGTTTGTTCATCAATCATGTTTTCAATATCGAGCTTTGCGATCGTAAAATCTACCCACTCATCACGCGATTTCTTTCTGATCCGGACAGCATCATGTACTTGTGGCATACCCCAGTTTCTTAATTTTGGTATTGCACCACCAGCTGCATTGAACCTTTTACGCAGCATATCTGTTGTTTGTGTCCAGGCAGCCGCCATTTCTCTAGCTGCCGTATCGCCGGTGTTTTCACCAAACAACTCACGCACCATGTTTTTTTGTTTTGCTTTTTGCTGCGTTTCTCCAAATATATTTCTTTTGAACGAGGCAAGTATTTCGTCCATTCTTTTAAAGGCTATGCTTTTTATTGCATCCGCTCTGCTTTCAACTGACGAAAACTTTTGATCGCGTACATGACCAAGAAGATTTACTGCTGCATCCGCTGGATCCTGGCGGCCAAATGGTGTTTTATGTGTGTCTAGGATCTGCTCGATCTCTTGCCACTTACGTGCTTGCAG